TCAACTGCTTCACGGACTTGATGATCTCACCGACACACAACTGCGAGTCCTTGACATCGGTCATCGACACGAGGGCACCAGACTGATACCTAATAGTGGTAATAGCGCCTACATCCGTGACCCCTGGAGTATACCTAGGTGTCACAGGAATGGCCAGCTCGAAGTCAGACAGAGCTTTCACTTCAACCAAGAAAGGTACTTCCGCCGGCACTGTGGAAGGAGAGATGAGTGGATCTTGTACGTACATAAGCAGACTACCAATATTATCGAAGAAACTACGGTAAGGGATGGTAGAGACATAAGGTACGTCGAACTCAAACACGTTAGAGTCCCTGAGGTCAAACATCTTCGTATAGCCAAAAGGCTGAGGACCATAAGTGCCCGTGGGCAATCCGTTGATGAAGCCGTAGGCGTCTGTAGGGTTGGGTGAATTTGCTTGGCCGTTGGGGAATGGGTTGTAGATCACAAGCACTCTGCCTCCGTGAAACTTTGTTTTGGCGAATGAGAATCTGAACCTGAATGAACCTTTCCACTGCCTGAAGCACGCTGACGTGAAGAAAAGGTGACTGGGAATGAAACCGTTACCGACGTCATTGACTGTAGAAGACGCGGGGGCTGGAACATTACAGTAAGGTGGCGATCCCGAAAAGCGGGCTCGGAACCAAAAGTTAGATGGTGACACCCTCGTGGCATACAGAGCCGTGCCCGATGGATTGGCGGTCGTCATCACACCCGCACAAATCTGACCGTACTGACCATTAATAAAAGCCAGAGACATCTCGTCCACATCCGTGTGGCAGAACTCTGTGGACACCGCCAAAGTATTAGTGGCCGTTGGAGCCACCATGGTTACAGCTGAAGGCAGATCTATATTGGCTTCATGTACATGGGACTGCCCCAGGATGCGCATGGGGGGGTCTGTGGTGATCGGCCTCGAAAAGCCAAATGAACGGGCGACTTTAGCCGCCTGGGCCAGGAACCACGCAGGTGGCCCTGCCAAACTGGACAAAGAAGGAATGCCTAGGGCGACATATCTAAACACCTCACCCATCGAAGACAAACCTGAGCTGAAGGGGTGGGTATCTTTCATGAACTCCTTGGCGACGGCACCCGACTGAAGCGCCACAGAAGCAGACTCTTGTGGGACAGCACCGAAGAACTCCAAGTCCTCCAAATGTACATACAACCTCAAAGTGGGGTTGCTGGTGCCTGGTCCTGAAG